ATCATCGGCCGGGGGTGGGGGTCGGGGGTGGGGCTTTCCGCGGGGGCGGGTATAGATACATAAAGTAGTTAGAGGCATTTGTACACACACCATAAAAAGGAGTCCCATGAAAAAACGGCCAGGTATGTATATAAATTTGAAAGAAATTGAAACTAACGATTACCTACTAGGTTCCACTGCAGAATTTAATAAACATGAAAGGGACTATGCGAACAGAAGAAGAAAGGATCAAGAATCTTCGGAAATGGAATCAGACCATAGAACGGCAAAAAACGATGGCGTCGCCCCAATCTAGTGAATGCAGTTCTATAAGAATCGAATTACCAGATTGGGATATTTTAAAATTAGCCCTTGAGGCTCACATTGAAAATATAACGCTTAACCAGTATATAATTAATATAATTACCGAACAGTTAGATGGAACAAGAGGAGGTAGCCCAAAAAAACCTGATACAGATAATTAAACGTTTCAGGGAAGATCCGGTTTTATATCTCAAAGAGTGTTTAAAGATACAAGAATTTGGGACCGGCCAGTTAATACCTTTTGAGTTAAATGAAGTGCAATTAATTTTGCACAAAATGATGGGGCGTCAGTTAGAAAAAGATGGCCATGTACGCATGATTGTTTTGAAGGCCAGGCGCTTTGGGATCAGCACCTATGTTCAAGGTCGGTATTTTCATCATACAGCGATGAACCGAAACCGGAATACACACATCTGTACACACTCAAAAGCGGCTACCAGCGTTATGTTTGGAATGACTAAACTGATGGAGCAGCATTTACCCATTGAAGTCAAACCTGCTATGAAGTACTCAGGCAAACAGGAATTGGTTTGGGATTCTGACTCAGGCGGGTTAAATTCGTCCTACAGTTTAAGCACGGTGGGAGGTCGTGAAGTCCGCGGTGCTAAGGTTGATTTTCTACACTGTTCCGAGGTGGCATCCTGGGGGGAAGGAGGTGAAGATTATCTGTTAGGGCTTTTAAATTGCGTGGTTCAGCAGTTTCAGACGGAAGCCGTTATCGAAAGTACGGCAAGTGGTGTTGGTGGTGTTTTTCACGATATGTACTGGGATGCAGCCACCGGCGATTCAGGTTGGGAGGCAGTGTTTTTTCCATGGTACATTTTTAGTTATTATAAGAAACCATTTAAAGATGAAGAAGAAAGAGAACGCTTTGCTGATAGCCTGGGTAATGACCCGCGATATGGTGGAGAGGAAGAATCCAACTTACTCGGAGTTACTACAGAATATGACATTGGGGATGAAGAACCGCTTACATTCAAGGTTGGTCTAGAGGAATTACATTGGCGTCGAGAATGTATCCGCACCCAGTGTCAGCATGATTTAACCAAATACCACCAGGAATACCCGTCGACAGCCAGGGAGGCGTTTGTCAGTACGGGTAGGGGGGTTTTTGACCGAGAACGGCTGAATGCGATGTCGATCCATGCGCAAAAAATCAGCCGCGAACAGCCGCCTTCTTTATTCCATATACCGGTCAATGCATGGGTGGACGGAAACCGAAAGGAAAAGTATGTACTAGAGCAGGCTGAAGATGGGGATTTGCAGGTGTGGGAGCGGCCAATAGCCAATAAAGAATACCGGGTGGGCGTGGACGTCAGCGAGGGGCTGGAAATCGGCCGTGATACCGACTGGTCAGTAGCAGTAGTGATGGATGTTGGCAGTTACCAGGAAGTCGCAACGCTCCGTTGTAAAATTGATCCGGATTTACTGGCCTGGCAGCTTTTTGCTATTGGCAAATGGTACAACTGGGCAAATATCTTATGTGAAAGGAATAATCATGGACTGGTTACCCTTAAATTTTTATCGGATGTGCACCTGTACCCCAATATTTACTCAGAGAAAATTCTGGATGAAAGAAGTAGTCGAACCGCTAGGAAACTCGGATTCCATACAACCGCAAAATCAAAACCTCTCATTATTGATTACCTCAAGGAGCTTATACGAGAGGGAGAGATTAGAATAAATTCACCAGTTTTGGTGGATGAATTACAGACCTTTGTCAATTTACCTAACGGTAAGATGGAAGCGCAGCACGGGTCGAAGGATGATTGTGTAATGGCTCTGGCTATCGCTGCTTTTGGTTGCAAAATGTTCCCGGCAACACCCCCCAGACCGCCTAATTTGAGGTTTGGCAAGCCGGATTTAAAGTTATTTAATCCAACACAAATTTAGTTATGGGAGATAACGTCATACAGATTGATTTCAAAGCAATCAACGAAAGGGAGGACTTTGAGGCTAAAACCACCAAATGTATCCATGATTTGGTTGATATTTTTTACGAGTATTTTTCTCCACCTGTGGCTGCAACTCTAGCGGCAGCAGTGTCTCAAACCTTGGTAAACGTAGGCGAGGCGGTAGCCGCTGAAATTGAAGCTCAACAAGAAACTGAAGACAGCTAAATCATTGTAGAAGTTTGTCAGGACGTGTGTATTTGGGGGGTCTTTCCAATACATCCGTCCACATATGGCAGAACAAGAAGTATCAGTCGAAGCGAAGGTCATCCAGGCGCCTTTGGACAACATTGCACACGTTGTTCAGGGGAAGTTTCAGGAAGCCAGGGAATATCGCAGAGACCATGAAGTCCACTGGCAGGAGGCTTACGACGCCTACCGGGCCAAGTATCCCTCCAATGTAAATAAATCCAGCGAATTAGCGTCTGAGCGTGGCATTTTTGTCAATCAGACCAGGCGCAAAGTCAATTCCGCTAAAATCAAGATAGGTACCCTGCTTTTTGAGGATGGCAAGGTCCCATTTTCGATTACCCCCTCTAGAAATCCCCGTTTTTTCCCACCAGACGTTCAGGCACCGCCAAACCGTCAGGATTTATTGGAAGACATGCTGAATGGGCGCTCAAAAAAGATGGAAGAGCGCATCAGGGATATTTTGGACAGAACCGACTACAACACGGAGATCGCGCATGCAATTCATGAAATGGCGCTCTATGGTACAGGTGTCACTAAGGGGATTACGCTCCAGCATAGAAACTACCCTGTCTACCGTTCGGTTAGAACTCCAGACGAAATTATGGCGGTGGAGCAAACGTTGGAGGCAGAGCTTCTACCTGCAGTATCTTACGTCAGCTGTTGGAACGTTTTTCCATCACCTGAGGCAACTTCCTCAGACGATGCAGACTACATCATTCAACGTAGTTTCCTATCTAAAATCCAGCTTCGCCAACTGGCAGAACAGCAGGAAGGATGGATCCCAGGAGCCATTGAAGAAGTCATCGAGCACAACATCGGAGAAAGCGACGGGCACGACGATTCAGAGCACCCCAAAAAATACGACGAAAGTTCCGGAAACCGGGTAAAGAAAATAGAGGTTCTGGAGTTCTGGGGTAAGTTAGACGGCAAGGACCTGGAGGGCCATTTACCAATGAATTCCGGGGATATGCCAATGGCTATGCCGGTCGTAGTAACGGTGATTGGCGATAAAGTCATCAAGATCGCGGAAAACCCGTTTGATCAGATGCTGCCCTACCATTTTTGTTACTGGCAGAAGAACCCGGAGAGCATCTGGGGAGACGGGATTTACTATGCGATCAGAGACGCGCAGTCGATCCTGAATTTTTGCTACGCCATGATGATCGAGGGCAAGAGTTTATCCGCAGCCCCACTCACGGTCATTGATCCCAATTCTTTTGAGCCAGGCACCGATACAGAGCAAATTTACCCTGGTAAACAATTCCGGGTGAAACCTGGTGCCAGCGTGCGTGATGCGTTTGCGTCGATCGTCATCCCTGACGTGACAAACGGGTTGCTGCAAATTGTCCAGCAATTGGAAAAAGAGGCTGATTTAGACAGTGGCCAGACGGCAATTGGCTATGGGGATATGTCGCCAGCACAGACGAAAACGGCGACCGGAATGTCAATTTTAAACAGTAATGCCAACCGTCAGACCGCAGATGTAGTGCGTTCGGTGTCACGCATGATTACGCAGAACATCAATGCGATTTACCGGTGGTTAATGGTGGACTCTCCGGACGCATCAATTAAAGGCGATTATGAGGCCATTTCCACCGGTTACGAACAATATATAGCTAAAGAAGTCCATAATACGCAGTTAATAAACTTCCTGCAGGTTGTCGGTGGATTACCGCAGTTACAGCAATATTTGAAATACGAGGCGTTCAGTAGACCACTATTACGCGCATTTAACCTGGAACCTGAGGATATCTTAAAAACGGAGCAGGAGGTAACCCAGGAAATGCAGCAGGCCAGTCAAGCCCAGCAGCAGCAGATACAGCAGAACCAGCAAATGCTGGCCCAGCAGGAGCAGTTAAAAACGCAGCTGGAGGCCCAGCTTGAGTCCCAGAAAGCCCTTTTGAAAGAGAAGCAGGACGTATCAAGTGATCAACGTGAATTGGAGATGAAAGAACGTCTTGAGCTAATTAAAATCGGAAATGCGCTACATCCCACGAACCTAGCACAACACAGCATCCTACTCCGGGAAACCGGTGAACAGGAGCGCATGCAGGGGGCACAACTGGCTGAACAAAGAATGATGGCCCAGTTGACCGATGCAGACATGGAAGACCCAGAATCCAGGCAGCCAGAGATTGCAGGTTTAAGACAGGACTTAGAGCAAGCGGACCAGGACGCTCAGAACCGATTACAGGGCGGTCCACCGGCAGAAGAAATTTTACAGGAACAGCAAGCGGCTAATGCGCCGGCCTGAAAACAGAAATGAAATGATTGCTTTGTTGGCTGACACGCCAGCGTGGAAATCATTATGCGCATTGGCGCAGGAACGAATTGATCAGTCTATGGCATCGATTGTTACGACAATGATCCTGGACGAAAAGACTATCGCTAAGCACAACAAAGAGCTTGGCGTTATAGAAGCTTTGGAATGGATTGTAAAAGAACCAGACCGGCTTCGTGGTAATCCGACCTCCACGGTCTGACCAGGGGTCACACTCTGCTAAATCCGAATTTCGGGACATTTGCGGGTGACACATTTGGAGCTTTGAGCAGTGCAGCGTGAACACGCAATAGTGCTGAGGGCTTGAAAGGAACTATGGCGGAAGACGGCCAAG